TCACCAATGTTAGCGTTGTTAAAGAAGTATCTATCTACTTTTTCAGAACCTATACCTGTTAATGTTTGACCATTAGTAGCATAAAAACCGTCATCTGATAAGAAGTAAGCTGTGCCAGAATATTGTGCTATAGAGTTACCTTCTATACATCCTACGTTACGAGAAATGGTGTCAAATTGAAATATAAGTGGTGTGCCTATATATGACATTCTGACAATGGCTTTTTCTAAGAATACAATACCAAACTCACCACCTACGACACCGGTTATATCGCCACCATCAGGGATAATTTGATAGTCTGATTGTGATGTTGCTGTAGTAGTCCAAGTGCTTGCATCATTGATACCTGACCATTGCACCTTATTAGGTGATGTACCTGCACCAATATTACCTGCAACTACAAAGTCACGAACTACTGTAATGTATTTAGCAATAGGTGCATCTGAACTTACATCTGCAAAAGCTGTAGAACTGTTTACGTCAAAAGACTGTATCTTTTCAGAACCATTAGATGCAAGTGCAAGACTACCAAACTGTAAGAATTGCCATCTATTTGTTCCTGTATAACCACCAGCTTTAGACTCGTTTACTAAAGATAAGTCATTATTGTCTACTTTAAATAGTTTAGTCGCACCACCAGCAAAGATAAATACATCATTGTCTAGTTTAGCAGCAAAGCAATTATTCAAGTCTTCTGAAGCTACGCCTGAATAGTTTACTGCTGATTTAAACGGACCATATCCTACAGCTAAAGGAATAACGTTATTAGCTTCTGATACTGTATCTAAAATGCTAGGTTGGTCTGGTAACCAGTCTTTAAAAGCTATGCGTTGTACTGGCATATTAAGCCTTCATAATAAATGCAAGTGCATAGTAAGGAGGTAAGTTTTGGTCTGTGCCACTTGAACCAGTTGTAGAAACAGTAATGTTTGCTGTTCCTGTCTCAGTTGTTGCAGTTGTTCCTGAATTATTTGCAGCAGCTGGAGGAGTATTAGTAATTCCACCAACTTCACCACCTTGAGGTTGTCTTGGGTTACTTATAGAGTGTGTATGTCCAGAATCAGTTGCTGTATGCGTATGGCTTACTACAATAGCATCTTTAGTACCACCTGTTTGTGTATTAGAACCTGTGATAGTTGTATAAGCAACACCAGTAGTGTCAGAAAATGCACCTACAATAAATCTGTTACGTAAATCAGGAGTTCCACTAGAACCATTACATAATAACCAACCAGTAGGAATAGTTGCAATCGTTCCTGACCACATCATAATCATACCAGTTACAAACGAATTAACCCATGTAGGTGTTGTACTGCCACCTGATGATGCTAATACTTGACCAGAAGCACCGGCAGTTCCGTCTAGTCTAAATGCACCTGTAATGTCTACTGTGCCTGAAGAAACTAATGTACCTGCTACTGTAAATGGGTCACCACTAGAACCTGTTTGTTGGTCTTTTAGTAATGCCATTAAGCTACGAACAGCGTTGTTTAAGTTAGCTGGTGAACAACCTTCAGCAATATTGATATTAGTTATATCTGTATTATCTGCTGCTGTTGTGCTAAATTCTGAAATTTTGGTTTTTGCCATTTTTTATCCTTGTCTAAGCCATGTATCTGATGATGGTGAAATTGTTGTCCATGTGTCTGAACTTGCTGATGATGGTGTCCATGTATCTGATGATGGTGTAACAGGTGTCCATCCTTCACCTTGTATAATTCCGTTTGCTGTAACTGTGGCTATAGGGGTTATAGATGCACTTGCACCTGCTACAATACCACCTAGACAATAGACACTTGCATTACCGACTATTTGTCCATTACCACTTACTACATATCCGCCTAAACAAGATACAGTTGCATTTCCTGTAATGCTTGCAGCGTTTGTTCTGATAACTACATAATTGAGTGCTACTGTACCGTTAGCAGTAATACTTGCTGAACCTGTAATCTCAAACGAACCTAGTGCAGTTACAGTAGCATTGCCTGTAATTGAACCTACACCATCTCTTATGCGTAAGTAAACAGCACTTACATTAGCAGTTCCGTTTATAGAACCAGTATTTAATCTTATTCTTGTTGCACTACCTGTAACCGTAGCGTCTGCTGTAATTGCAGCACTAAATGGTTTTATCGCATTAGCATTAGCAGTAACAATTGCATTTCCATCTACTTGAGCAGAGGCTAATACTATGCCACCTATCTTGCCTAACGTGCTAAACGAGGTTTCGGCAAATGTTGTTATACCAAACATTTTAACCCCTTTTCAATATAAATTATTTAAATTCTGGCCCACCAACCCATAGCACTAAAGTTTTTCTTGTTCCTTTTGTTACTGGAGTTACTTTATGCAGCATATAAGAAGGAAAAAACCAAGCTCTTCCTTGAACCATTTCTAATTTTGATGGATGATCTCTGTCTGACTTTAATAGTAAATCCCCACCTTCAAATTCAGATGGATCAGATAGCATTAAAACCATAGATAGTTTTCTAGGGATATGTTTATTACCTGTAGACATATCAATATGCCAATCATAATGGCCATTATCTTCAGCAGTATAAATGCCTAGTTGAATTGGCTCATAAAACCCTGTTAAATCAAAATGAAAATATCGGCTATTGACTTCTGCTATAACTTTAGAAAATTTATCCCAAATATCTTTGTTTTCATTTGTAAGTTGTAACCATGATATTTTAGTAGACCTAATATTTTTATTTATATTTATATCAGAACTTGATCCTATTTGTGCTTGCTGGGCATTTACCCAATTATCTGCATTTAACAAATAATTAATTTCTTCATTTGTTAAAAACCCCTCCCAATAAGCATAGTTATCTTTTCCAAAAGTATTTACTGGTGGTATAGGGTATATCATAAATAAGTCTTTGGTTTAATATCCCAAGGATTGATTGCTATTGCCAATCTATTTCCTGTGTATTCTTCTACTGTATGATATATGTTAGGAGAAAATATAATTAACCTATTTGTTTTTGGTGTAACTGCTACTGTTTCAGTCAAAAATCTACCATCTGTTAAATTATTAACATTGGCATAATAAACTATACTACATAAAGGCGTTTTTATTTCTTGAGTTTCTTCACACAATTTTTCATCTTTATCGTAGTGCCAATCAGGTCTAGTATTGTTATGACACCACATTTCGCATCCAATCATGCTAGATAAATCATAATACTTACTTACTTCTTTTAAACAATCAGATATTAAAGAAGTGCTATTTAAATAATGTGATAAAGTTCCTTCAAACCAACGATTTTCACCTGCATTATGATTTGTAAAAAAATTTATAACTTCTTTATTCTTGTCTATTGATAAGAAATTATCTATCACAATTAACATTTGTTTAATACGATTGCTAAAGTAAATCTATAAAAAGCAGCTAAATGAGACTGTGGTCTTATTGTATGTGGTATATCTGCATCAAAAACAATTAATCTTCCAGAAGTATATGGAGAAGCAAAAGCTATATCTTTATAATTTTCTGTAAAAAACAAAGTTTCACCATGCCAGCCATCTCTCCATTCAAGATTAACATAGTACAGAAGAATTTTATCTTCAGGATGCACATGAACAAAATTTGCATCTGCGGCGGTAGATAAATTTAATATACATTTTACTATGTTATAACCATCTAATTCATGCGAGGCTTCTGTATTTTTGATTGCATTTATAATGCCTAAATCATCTATATCTTTAGATGAATATTCAGAATGTAAAGACCTATGTATTTGATTTTCAACAATAGCGTCATCAGCCCACCCAATTTTAAAATAAGAATTGTCTGCAAATTGATAAAAATGGCTTCTTTGTTTTGCACTAAATAAATCATCATATACTCTAATTTTTTTGTTGCGTTCTAAAGTATATTCAATCATTTTACTTCCATTAAGTAAGTTCTATTTTTAGTAAAATCTACTTTATTTCTTTCTTCTTGATTATCAGAGTTAATTGTATCTTTAAAATGCTCTGAAAATTCACCATTTTTTTTAACAAAATGTATAAATACTTGTCCTGAATAATAGTTTTCAGGCCCTTCACATATTTTTCTATAATGTTCTACTTCACATCCTTTATATATGATTGCATCACCTTCACCTAAATCAATTCTAGTATTGCCTACATATATAGGCCAAGCATAATGATGAGACCTTCCTAGCTGAATAGTTGCACTTATTTCGCATGCTGGTCTATCAGTATGAGGTTCTAAATCATCACCATTAGAATATAATCTAGCATAAGAATAAGTAGGTAATAATTCATCATCTATTATAGATTCAATTTCTGGCCATAATATCTCTTGCAATGTTTCAAACATTAACTCATGGTTTAAAATTGCTTTTGCTCTAGGTACTTGAGAATCACCTTGAGTTTCTTGTATATATTGTTGTCTTAATAAGGCATGAGTAAAAAAATAACAAAATTCACTAGGAATGAGTTTTGGAATTATAATATAACCATTATCATCAAATACTTGTTTAAACATTATTTTATAGATATTATTTTACTATTAAGTAAAGTTTATTTTAACACAATACTATCTTTCAGTACAGATAATTGCTACACCATTCTGACTTAAATTAAATGTTTTATTGTTTGATACAATTCTAGCGTATTGTGTAGGTTTTAGTTCTACACCATTACATGTAACAATGCCATCAACACACACTATAAAAGTTTCTTTATCAGAACTATTAATTGTTTCTGTAATAGCACCTTTAATTAATCTTGCATCATATCTTTTTGTTGATGGAATAGGATTAACACCAATCCATGTAGCACCATTATTTCCTGATACATATTTAATTGGAGCATTAGCATATTGAGAAACATCAACTAAATCACCTGCAATTAATTCTGTTGTTTGGCTATTTTCTGACCCAGCTAATGCAGAACCACTATATAAATATACTAATTGATTAAAAGAGCCATCATTTACATTTGGATTGATTAGAGTTTCATTTGATGTCATTGTGCCATGACAAATAGCAAATCCTCTACAAGCAATTCCGTTTTGAATTATCATACATTTACCTCGTTAGGGTATGTTGGAGTTGCTGGAGTTGTAATGTCTGATATATTAAATTCTAATATTTCACCTACCATAGCTTTATATGCTTCTACTTTAGTAGCATCAGCTTTAAATTGCTCTTTAATCTTTTGTTGTTCTGCTAAATAAATACCTGCTTGAGCTAATCTTTTTTTAATCTCATTTACATCATTAATATCAGGCCACATAGTCATAGGTTGATATGCGTATGATTGATAATCATTTGGGTTTTGAGATTGTGTTTCGTCTGATGCAAAAGATACTAATAAAGAATTTGTTTCTTCATCATATCCGTTAATTTTAAGTTTAATTAAATTCATATTTTTTCCAATAAATTAAGCAACGCCACCTTGTCTTGTTCCATTAACTGGCCATGTTACAAAAGAATTTCCTGTTATATAATTTCCTGCAGCTCCAGCAGACCCACCTGATCCTATAGAAGGATTATTTCCTGATGTACTGCCTGATGACCCACTTGAACCAGCACTTCCTGATCCACCACCAGCACCTCCAGCTCCACCTGTTGCCCATGTTCCTGATCCACCATTACCACCAGACCCTCCAGTAGTAGCTGTTCCTGAACTTCCAGCACTCCCTGACACAACTTGGTCAGCATCTACTGGATTTCCTGCTCCACCGCCACCTCCACTTCCTACACTATTTCCAGCTCCTCCACCACCTCCACCGCCTCCAGCAGCAGTAGCAACTGGTTGTGCTTTTGGGCCTGTGCGGTTTGCAAAAGCACCACCACCACCACCACCTGAACCGCCACCGCTTGCTACAGTTCCGTTATTTGTAACTGTAGTTGGCCTATTTACATACAGAGCATTTCCACCAGTAGACCCAGAACTTCCAGATGTTGCTGTTTGTGAACCAGAAGTACTACCTCCTGCTCCACCTGTTGCACCCATGCCTCTTATAGTGCCATTATTAACAATAGTAATTGTGTCAGTTGGACTAAATGAACTTGGGACTAACATAGCGTATGAAGGAACAGATGAACTACCTACAGTTACACCTGGATTAATTTGAACTGTAATATCTGAAGAACCTGCAGCGTATGATGGACCTCTATTTGTATATACATCATAATTTTGTGTATTAGAAGATATTGTTAAAGTATATGCAACTCTGCCAACTCCACTTCCAAATCCAAATCCTCTGTTTGACATGCTTCCACGAGCAGATATTCTTGGCATTTATATATCCTTATGCGTATTTAGTTTGCGAAGCAAATACTGTAAATGCTGCAGAACCTGTTTTAACAATAGTATATTGATAAATGTCAATAGATGAAGCATTACCGCTTGTAGGTGCTGTGCCACCTTGATATTTAGGTGTAACAGAATTTCCGTCAATTGTAAAAGCATTATTGTAATAAGCTGTTGCACCTTGTGTTACTAAAAATGCTATTGTCATTGCTTGACCTGTAGACATTAAAGTATCTAAAGATGTTGTTCCGTTGCCTCTTACATTAACTGTCCAGTTAGCTGAAGCAGATGTTGTGTAGTATAAAACTGATTGAGTTGTAACATCATAGTTGATTGTGCCTGTAGCTGCAGTTGCAGATATTGTTGTAACTTCTGCTGCATCTTGGAATACTGCTGCTATGGCTGTTGTTGAACCTGTGAATGTTTGAGTAGCTGTAAATGATGTAGCTGTGCCTGGTGCTACATAGTCTGTTCCTGCTGAAGCATTTGCTAAAGCACCACCAGAGTTAGCTTTAAGAATTGCTGTACCTGAAGGGGGAGCTAAATAGTCTGTACCAACAGTAGCTGCAGTAAGTCCAGTAGAGCCATCACCTTTTTGAAGTGCTGTACTAGAAGTTAAGCCAATGATACTATCACCTGACTGTAATTCTTGTATTGTTGTGCCATTAAGCACTAATCCATAACGAGTTGCCATAATTATCCTTAACTTACTGTAACATTAATTGTTGAGCCACTTCTGTTTAATACAGGTAAAACACCATTAGCTAAAGCAATGTCAACAGTAGTTGTATCTCTTTTTGTAACTGCTAGTTTTGTAGGTAAATTACCTTGATAGATTGCTTTTTCTGCAGGGTAAGTAACAAAGACATCTTTAGAACCTGCACTAAAATTAACTGCACTTCCACTATTGCTAGACTCTAATATAGTGTCACGAGATAAAGTAGTGCCTGATAACGTGTATGTTCCTATACCTACTTCCCACTCATTTGTATTAGCTAACTGTATAGTATAGAACGTAGTATTAGCATCACCAATAACAGAGAATGATTGAAAGCCTGTAGCAGCACCACCTAATGTAATTGTGCCTGTGCCTGTGGTCGTAGTGGTTTCTCTTACCCTATCTTTAACGACTAGAGCCATGATTTATCCTTACGCTAATGTAACTGAAAGGTTACCTGTTGAAATCTTAAAAATATCGCCAGAGTCAATAGCTTTAGCTGTATCCAAAGCTGTATGGTATAAAAGATTTCCTGATGTTGCTGCATCATTAATACCAATCCAACCTACTGTTCCCCATGAAGCTGTTGCTGTTGGGAATGTAACGTCAGCAGAGTTTGTAGATGCACCACCTGAAGGTGCTCCAAATGTAACTGCTGTTCTGGCATAACTTGTGCCAGATGTACTTACTTCTGTACCACTACCTGCGTCTGTAGGGTCTGAAGTCCATAGTGATACATAGACTGTTGCGACTGATGTATATGTTGTATTACGTAGAGTTGCATTTATAAGTGCGTTCTCTAAAAAGTTACTCATTTCTGCCATGATTTTTCCTTTATCTTGGTGTTACGCTTAATGTTGTGTATGGATATGTTGAACCTAAATCACTCTTCTTAATATTCGCAATTGCTCTATCGTATAAAGCAGACCATGTAGCAATTCTTTGGTCGTTCATAAGATATGGTTCTGCCTCTGCTAGAGTTGCGTAAAGTAGAGCATCTGGATAGTATGCTAAGAACAAATTACTAGCTGTTGTGCTAGAGATAAATGTAGGTTGAGCATAATATAAAATTTGAACTGTGTAGCTTGTATCAGGACCTGGTGCAAACTTAAATTCTGTACCTAACATTGTAAAATAGTGAGGTCTGCCTGATAATGTTGTTTGACCATCTCTAAAGAATAAGTCAGGTGACTGAAACTCTAGTAACACAGGTGGGTTACCTAACATGTGTATTTCTCTGACTTCTAAAAAGTCTGTAGGAAAGCCTACTGTGCTATCTGTAGTGTCAGCAGTAGCGACTTTTAACATTCTTTCTGTTCTTAAATCACGAGTCATTCTAAATTGTGCCATCTGAATGAAGTCAGGTATCTGTGATGTTAAGTCTGTTCGTGCTAAGTAGTTTTCTACCGTAGTTACAAACGAGGTATAGTTAGTAAACGCCATCTAATTGTCCTTTTAGTCTATCCCAGCACTTGTCCATCTCATCTTTATGCCATTCACTAGCAGCTAATGAGCTTAACCATGCTGTTCTGTCAAAATATGTTAAGTTTTCTATGTCTTTAATGTTATTGGATACAGGGTTTGCAGGGCTATAAGGTGAACCTATGACAGGCACACCACGAATAAGTGCTTCTACATCTGCGACACTACCAAAACTCACAATGACATGAGCTTTTTCTAATGTTTGTTTAAAGTCACCTTCGCCTTTACGCTTAATGACAATCTTTCTTTCTGTATACTTTCTAATTTCTTCTACTGTTCTGTCTAACCAATTAGAAGTTTGGTAAATATAAGCTATCTTCTCTGCCGGTGGTAACACAACTACGTTTTCACCACTACGATACTCGTGAACTTTAGGTGTTTCTCTATCTGATACACGCCAATCTGTGCAATGGTAGTTATTTACACAGAATCTAGCCCATTCTAATTCAGATGACCTGTGAAAGTAGCCATGGTCTATCAGAATATATGGTATGTTTTGTTCTCTACAGGCTATTTGTATCTTATCTGCACCATGTAAATTACCTACCATGACTGGAATAGACTTGTTATCCCATTTCCTTGTTAAAATACCCTTACAATGCTTTTGCAAGCGTTTTAAGACGTTATCTCTGCGTTCTATGCCACTCAGTATTAACTGCATCTAAAACCTGTTCTACGGTTATTGCTTTGCTTTTTAGAAAGCAATGTTGACATACGCTATCATAAGTCCCACATGGCTCTGAACCGTCATGTATATTTCTATGGGTGTCATATCCTAAGTGCCTCGGTGAAGTAAATCCTGTCCATATTACTACGGAAGGTATGCCTAATGCTGCTGCTGCATGATGTAAACCACCATCTGTGCCTACAAATAACTTTGCCTTGCTTAATACTTGTAATGCTTCTCTAAAGGTATTTGTTTCTTTCCACTTTGTATATCGTTTTACAGTCACATCACCTAACTGTAGCCATGGTAAGTCATGTTTAAATAACTCTTCCCAACCATGCCATGCTTTATTAACTGTGTGTGCATAGACTCTTTTAACATTAGGCTCTACTACTATGTAGTCCTTATCTATCTTATCTATGACTTCTTGTTCTTGTTTACTAAAGTATATTTCGCCTACTCTAGGCTTATAGTCATCATTGAATAATAACTTACCTTTATGTGTACCTTTAAGATAAGGTCTACTGCTAGGATAGTTATTAACCCATACGACATCTGTATCATCTTTAAATGCCATTCTAGGGTTATTAGAAAAGACTTGTATGTCAGTAAACATTCTACTGCCATCACCTAGCTTAACCTTTTTACCGGTTCTTTCGTTAGCTTCTTTAGCATCACCAGATGCCATTAACCAATCACCAAGTCCCATTTAACTGTTTAGCTACCTTATTGATAACTTCTTTCCAAGTATCATTGTCTTGATAGATAATTCTCATGTGACGATACCAAGGCATACTAGGTTGAGCATAACGCCATTGATGCCATGTAGGAACTAGACACCATGTCTTTACTCCCATAGCTGCTGCACAATGTTGAGCAGTCGTATTTACACCTAATACTAAATCACATTCAGCTATTAACGCTGCTGTATCATCATAGTCTTTTGCACTTGTCGCAAAGTCAAAGTATTTAACACCGTCTAATTTGCGTTCTACGCTATAATCTAAACTGACTATCACATAGTCTTTGAGCTTTAATAATGGTTCTATATCTTCTTGTGTCAGTTCACGACCTTTAGCGTTAGTATGTTTAATACCACCTTTAGTCGTAAGACCTATAACTTTCTTACCCCATGAGTCAAATAACCCACGCCACATAATGCGTCTTTCAGGGTCAGCTTTTAGATAAGGTGTGCCAGGAAAGTCTTTATTCGTATGTCTAAAGAACTGTGGTAAACCACCTATGGCACATCTGTAATCAAACTTCTTATCTGCTAACCATTCAGGGCTATCTTCTTTACGAGTGCCATGCACTTCTGCTTCTGGAAAGCTACGTTTAAATAATCCTTCTAGTCTTGGGTCACAGTCTATATAGACTTGCTTACTAGAGCTAATAGCATCAGGAATACAGCTACCATAGAATATCTCATCACCTAGACCTTGTTCGCCATAGATAATAAGTGTTTTGTCTTTAGTGCCATCCCATCTTACTTCGTCACCATATACCCATTCTTTACGGAACTTACCACCTAGTGACTTATGCCATTCTGCCCAACCTTTATCCCATTCACCTTTAGCTAGGTAAGTGTGTGCTAGGTTTAGTTGACCATGTAAGTCGTTAGGGTTACATTCTAAAGCCATCTTACAGGCTTTCTCTGCATCATCCCATTTAGATGTTTGTACTAGCGTTGCTGCTGCATTAGAATAAGCTAATGCGTATGTAGGGTCTAATTCTGCTGACTTTAAAAAATACTTTAGAGCATCTTCATACATGTTTAGTTCATGTGCTGCACGACCTAGTGATGTCCATATAGCTTTATTGCCTGGCATCTCTTGTAATGCTCTACGAAAGAACTGATATGCAAATGCAGGCTTATCTCCCATTAACCAGATATAACCTAAGAAGTTTAATGTAGCAGCGTCATTAGGATATTCTTCTAATACAGAATATATAAGTGGTAATGCTTCGTCATACTTTTCCTGATTGATAAGGTCATGTATGGCTAATTGTATATTTTTTATTTCTTCTTTATCCATTCTTTGTTGTAAGCTTAAGATATGGATAGTTTTCGTTTATTTCTTTTACAAGAGCTTTAGTGTGGTCAGGGTTATACATATCTATACCCTTTTGCTTTAACTGCATTTCCACTACAGGTGGAATACTAGCAAAGTGCGCCCATTCTTCTTTAACACCTTTATCCCATATTTCAGGGTTATCTCTTGCTTCTTTAATCTTGTCTAACATGCCACTCAAGTCTTGAGTAGAGGTTAGATAGTATGTATCTTTAGCTGGGTCATAGTCAAAGTACTGACTTACACCTGTTACGCTATTGTGGTCAAATAATATTGGCATAATAAAAATACAACAGAGGGAAAATTAATTCCCTCCATTATATCATATCTAATTACTAAGCACCTACGTTTTGAACTTTAGCATGTGCATCTGGGTTTTGAACCACAAATGCATATTCTGCTGTTAATAGCTATTTAGTTGAGTCACCAGTCTTAGCAAGTTCTTCTTTGCTTAAAGGTCTGAGTGAAGCTAAACCAACATAGCCTGGGTCAATACATAGAACTGCTTGGTCACGCATGAAACGGTCAAGTTTCACAGTATGATTACCGAAGTCGGATACATATACATCCGCAGCACCAGTAATTGAAGCCTGTGCTTTAACTTGTACGTCTACAAACTTAGTAGCAATACCAGCAAAGCCAGAGAAACGTGACTTGTTAGTTGCTGACATAAGGATTGTTGATGGCTCGCCACCGTCTGTCCAAGCTAATTGTAAAGCTGACTTTAAGTCTGCTTCAATGAATGTTACTGAAGTACCGTCTGTAGGAGCTGCAACAATTCCGTTTACGAAGCCAGGTGTTGTACCTGCTGTAGAACCTGTAGCAATTACTCGGTTAGTAATCCAAGATTCAATACCTGCTGATGTACGAGCTGTTGCTGGTCCACCTGCTGATGATGCTTGGTTACGTACTAAAGCAAACTCCATGTCACGTTTCATTTCTTTACCAGCTTTCATAAGTTGGTAAGCAACTTCAGACTTACGACCATACTTACGTACTACGTCATATGTGTTTGAAATTTGAACTGTTTTGCGTGAGATTTGTGTGTAGTTACCTAATACTGTTGTTGCTGCTAATGTTGAGAAAGAAGCGTCATCACCTTCAACTGCTGCGTTAGTAGCTGCTGCTGCTAAAGCGTCTGTCTGCCATTGGTGATAGGTTTGTCCTGCGGACATTCTCTTTGCCATTGAAAGCAAAGGTGTGTCTTCTGGAGAAATATCAAAAATGATATCTTCAAAAGACTCTGCTATACCTTTACCGGTATAACTATTGGTTGCTGATGTTGCCATGATTATGGTTTCCTTTTAAATTAAAGCATGTTTTCTATAAGTTTTTGAGCTGCATCTGACTTACCTGTCTTACGTAATTGCTCACGTAGGTTACGGTGGTTAGAATTAGCTTCCGCTTTAGTATCTTTAGAACCAGGTTTCACTACTGGCTTAGCACTTGATACTTTTTTCTTTACAGTAGAATTCTGTTGTAGTTTTCGCCATTGCATAGCGTCATGCAATACCTTCACGTGACGAGGGTCAACAATTGAGTTGAGTTCTGCATCTGAAAAACCATAGTCTTTGCCAGTAGATAACAATGCTTGGTTAGTCTCAGGACTCCAATTTGGTATCTCTTTAGCTAAAACTTCTTTTCCTTTTGCTATCTTCTCTGCCATCAATTGCGATTGCTTCTGAACGACTTGTTGCTTTTTGGCTTCAAACTGTGAAACAAGTTGACTACGTTCTTGCTGTAGTTGGTTGTATGTAAAGAAAAGTTTTTGTGCTTCCACAAAGTCATTATCAGACAATTGTTGCCAATTCACGTTAGCATATTGGTTTAATTGTTGGTCTAATGATGTGATTTTTGCTACATCTTCAATTAAGACATTGTTAAGTTGCATCTGCTCTTGAAAGGCTTGCTCTTGAGCTTTTATACTCTCAGCATAGGCTTCTAGCTCTTTACGTTGTTCTGCTACTTGTTGTGTCTTTTGCGTGTAGTCTAAGCCTTGTTGAGCTAATGCTACGACTTCGTCTAGTGGTTTTTCAACATCTTCACCATTGACTTTAAGTTTAAGGATAGCAGGAACTTCATCTTGCGACTGTTCTTCTTCCTCAACCTCTTCATCTGGCTCATCTGTTGCTTCTTCTGACTCTACTTCTTCAGTAGCTTCAGCCTCAGCTTCTAGTGGTGGTTGTTCTTCTTCTTCTTGAACTTCAGGTGTAATTACATCTGATTCAACACTATCACCAAGCATAGTCTCTAACCGACTTTGTGGTGACTGTTCTGCGACTTGGTCACTCATAGTTTTATTTCCTTGAAATTAGACAATAAAAAAGACTCGTGAAGTGCCTTAAGTGGGCTTGTCCTTACCCAAATATCTTAAACTTAGGTCTGTCCGTTTGGATAGCTGCTAACTTACCTGTGTGCATCACGTCAGTAAGTTGCTTGTTTATTTGGTTTAGTAGTTGTAGTGCGATAACTAATTTGTTGTGTGTCTTCTCATCACCTAATGGACTGTTCGCCATACTAGCAATAAGACTTTCTCTTACTTTATCCATAGCTTCTTTGTAGATAGGGTTATCTAATATCTGTGTTGCTTGTTCACCACGTTTAACTTCTTCTAATGACTTATCCGCCATATATCATTCCTGATTGTGCTTTGATTTGTGCGATAGCTAAATCTGTCTCTGCTTTAAGTTGAGCCTTGAATCTTTCTAACTCAGCTTGTGCTGCTATCTTCTCACGTTCAATTATAACATCATTCTGTGAACGTACTTGCTCTTGTTGTAGTTGAGATTGAGCTTTTTGTTGTTCAATCTGTAACTGACCTTGAATCATAATCTCTGCTTCAGAAGGCTTGTCTTGCTGACCTTCTTGCTCAGGAGTATTAGCTGGATTAACCCAGAACTCTTCAGGGTTTTTAAAGCCTGCATTCTGTGTAAGTTTAGCGAGTGCGTTATATATCTTCTCAGGGTTAGTTAAGCCAACAGCAATAGCTTCTTTTTGCATATTCAAGATAGATGTTAAGTGAACTAACTGTTGGTCTTTATTACCAGCACCTAAGCCTACAGAGATAGATAAGTCTTTACGAGCTTTCCATTCTCTAGGGTCTACTTCTACCCATTTGTTACGTAGACGAATAATGTCTGGTTTAGTAAGCGTTGTTCTAACTAAGTGATGCACAAGTTTAAATAATTCTTTTACACCTGTCTCAGCAAATGTTCTAGCTACTAACTCGATACGTTGTTGAGACGCATTCATAATCTGTGCTACACCGGTAGCTGTCTTATTAAGACTGTTAGAGTCTAAGCCTTGATTGTAAGCTGTGATACCTGTTCTCTTTTCTTTCATAGAGTCCATGTATTCAACCATACCGAATGATGATGCTGGTAGTGGTGGATGTGATAAAGGCATAATACCTGAACCTGGGTCACCTTCTACACGAACAATACCACCTGGGCGTGACGTTAGCATATCGTCTAGGTTTACTCTGTCTGAGATAGCATAACGACCATTGTTAGCTAAATACATATTATCTAACTGACCACGAATAAGGGTAGACTTAATTAACTGGATGTCCATAGTCAAGTCAGCATAAGAACGACCAATATGTCTATGTGGCATTATCATTGGTGTGATACATGCGAAAGGAACATACTCGCATTTCTCTTTGTATAGGATTGTGTTACCTAATACAACTACTCTATATCTTTCACCATCTAACTTAATGTATGTGTCTTTAACTAAACCTTCTTCTGGAGCAATAGCTCTATCGTATTCTTCATCATAGATATCACGTGCATTAGACTCTTCTTCAAAAGTGTCTCTAATATCTGACATGATAGACTTGATGTATTCTAGTGGCTTGTCAAATGCTTCAGCAATACTAGCTAACTGCATGACTTCTCTATGTTGAACGAAAGTAGCGTCTTGTAGATTAGGACCTGATACCTCTACAGATATCATCATGTTTTCAGGTGCTACGTTATCAATGTATATTTCAGTCTTGCTTTCTGTAACCTTGAGCTTAACGTCATGTAACATAGGTTGCATAACTGTAGCTGGGTCTACACCATTCATAGCTGCTTGCTGATAGATAACATCCATGTTAATAGATGGGTCAGGGTAACCAGTATGCTCTAATACTTCTGTCTTCTCATCTGAAGCCAACATTTGTAGTTGTGCATCTGTAAGACCTTTGTACTCGTATTCTTCTACTTCTTCCTCTTCTTCAGAGTAAACCTTTACATATCCGTTCTTAGATAGTAATGCGTCTTTAAACCATACATAGAATACTTTAAACCCTTCGTTCTTTTCCATAACGACATGGTTTACATAATCTGTTTCTTGGTCTGCTGCTTCTTGGTCTTCAGGACCTTTAGGGTCAAACTGAACAACCTTATCACCAGCTACAAAGACTTTAAGTAATTGTGGTAATGCTGACTCAATAGTGTCTTGAACGTCATAAGATACAACTTGTGAACGACCTTCTTCTTCGTTACCGAATGGTTGTCCTAAGTAATAGTCAATCGCTGTTGCTCTATCATCAGATAATGATGAGTCATTTACACCATAGGCAATATTTTCTTGTTGCTCTATCTGTGCAATGATTTCCATATCTTGTATCTTCATTAAACAATTCCTCTATTTGTATATTGTATTTTCTCTTTGCTCCATGACTCGTTCTTCATAGACTCAATAGAGGTACATAAATATCTGAACGCATCTGCTCCATGTGAATACTCATCATGTAGTGGCGCACCAGGTTCGTTAGTTGCAGAGTTTATACTTCTGCGATAATTCTTTAAACATTCAACAAGTCTTTGTGCTGACTTATCAAAGTATATACGGTGGAAGTTCATACGTGCTAACTTAATACCAGACTCTATGTCTGCTTTAGGTACGATACGTATATCCCATCCTAACTTCTTCATAATCTCTTCTGCTGATATACCATGCTTAAAGTCTTTAGACTGTCCGTCATGTGGTAAGAACATTGTACCCCAGTTATAGGATAAGTTCTTTAGTTGTGCAGAGTAGCTATCTAATGTTCTGTGGTCATCTTCTATATAACCAATGATGCGTAAATCTGATATACCCTTTTGGCATAGGATAACTGACATGCTGTCGTTCCATCCTAAATCCATTACTACATGAACCTTCATCATAGGGTCATAAGGTACTGTGGTGATACGGTTACCTTCTTGTGCTTCACGTATCTCGTTAGAGTATATAGCACCATCTACAGCAGCCTTACAATCACCTTCCCATATGTTTGCATAGTCGGGGTTAGTCTTTTCACTGTGTAGACGTTCTATCTCTAAGACTTCAGGGAACCAAGGATTATCAGTATAGTTTACCTTCACAACCTTAGCATTCTCTGGTGGATTAACCACGAACCTAGTATATGTATCGTCTGTATCTATGTTAGGGTTAAATGATACCCATATCTCTGAATTAGGTTTACGTATCGTAGGTATAAGAATATCCCATGACTTCTTACTAACTGTCTGAGCTTCCTCTACCCATACAACATCACAACCTTCAAAAGACTTTATAGACTCAACAGTATTTGTAGCAAGACCAGTAAAGCTAAATGTACTACCGTTAAGACCTCTAATCTCTGCTTCAAGAACTTCATAGAAAGCTCCTAGACCTAAAGACTGTATTTGGTCATTAAGTAATGAATGTACTGACTGCTTGATAGACTTTTGTATTTCACGTGCGCATAATACACGTGTAGGCTCATTAGCTGCTTTTATAAGCAATGCTCTAGCCATAGACCATGACTTACCTGAACCTCTACCACCGTATGCTACTTTGTAACGGTGTGGCTCAAATAAAAAGTCTAGCTTACTCGGAAACTTGGCTATCGTCTGGCTTGACAAAAGTAATTCCAATTCCTAATGGTAGTTCTGAACCATCTGGTCCACTTAATTCAGTTTGTGTAGGTAGTATCTTAGCGTATATATTATAGAAGTTATTAGGGTTATCTATAGCCCATTGCTTCATGTGCTCTACACCACCTATGCCATTAAATACAGCTATGACGTTTTCTTTTACTGTAGATGATAACTTATTAGGAACTCCAGCTTTTCTACCTGAGCCTTCTCTTTTACCACCACGGTTATCTGTTTTTGATAAATCTTCTACTTTTTCAAAGTTCTCATTATTTTCCATTGTTTTGCAACTCCCTTAGGTTGGTTGCCCTCTATTGTTATTTCAATAAACCTTGCACTATTAATTCACCGTAAGGTACATCTAATCCGTATTGCCCTTGTGCATAAGGATAATATTGTAATCTTTGTTCTTGTGTTAAAGGAAATCTGTTTTCCGTAAGTCTAGCTTCTGCCTCTCCTAATAATCTTTCATATTGATTTGTAGCTGATGGCATGTTAAATAAATCTACATTTTGTTTTGTTGCTAAGTCCATAGCAGATAAAGATGGGTTTCTATTTAAATTATCTTTAAACCATTTTGAAGCTTCGCTAGGTAAACTACCTTTGTTTATTAAGTTAGCCATAATTTTTGCATCATTTATATCTTGAGATGATGGAAAGTTTTCTGGACTTCCTCCTCTAGCTGTATTTTCTAAATCTTGTATTAGATGTTGATTTTCATGTAATGCAGTAGAAATTAGTTTATTTTTTGGGTCTTTACTAAAATTTAATTCAATAGTATTATTTCCAGCAGAACCCCTTGTTCCTGATGCAACTTCTGATGCTCTTAATTGTTGCATATAAGCATCTTTTAATTCAGGATATGCTTCATACAAATTATTATGTGATAAAATTCCAGATTGCTTTCTTACACCATAGTCTTTAATAAGTTTTTTGTAGTTAGGAACTAAATCTACATTTGTATCTGCTATCTCTTGTCTCCATTTACCGTCAGGAGCTTTTACATTACCTGTTTGCGACCATATAGTTTCAGGTGCTACACCTTTTTTCTCTAACGCTTTAGCTATATCATTGGTAGTAGAATTCCATAGTTTAGAACCTGCACCAATAAATGTACCTAATATACCTGTAGTAGGAGTAATATTTGCTGCTAAATTTAACTGTTCTTCTCTAGTAAGACCACTAGGGTCAGGTATAGAGTTTAAGAAAGACTGAACATTGCCTCGCATAAAACGATACAATGGTGGCTCTGTTACTTGACCAT